CGGCGGCGTGGAGCTCACCGACCCCGCCGCCGGCGCCTTCCGGGTGCGCCTGGCCGCCGCCGACACCGCCGCCCTCCTGCCCGACGGCCGCCAGATCGCGTTCCTCTACGACGTCGAAATGACGCTCGACGGCGAAGTCGAGACCGTCTTCGCCGGCAAGTTCATTCTGTTGCCCGATGTGAGCACCTGATGCCAGACGTACACCTTCACGTGCGGAGCAACGTTTCGGCCGACTGTGCCCGGCTGCTGCGCGCCGTGGATCCGAGCCAGGTGTGGCCGGAGCAGGGCGAGCGCAAGCGCACGCGGATGGTGCGGCTGCTGCGCCGCGGGCGCGGCCTCGCTGCCGAGGCGGGCCAGCCGCCCGTCAGCCGCCACGGCGCCGCAGGCTTCGCGGGGCGCTTCACGTGGGAACTCGTGGACGGCGGCCGCACTCTTCGCTATGGCAACGCGAGCGTCCAGGCACGCATCCTCTACCTCGGCGGCACCATCGAGCCGAAGAACGCCAAGTTCCTCACGATCCCCATCGCGAAAGAGGCGCAGAACCGCAGGGCGAAGGACTTTCCCGACGCCTTCGTGTTGCGCCTGAGCAACGGGCTGTTCATCGCGCGGTACAAGGAGCAATCGAAGCAGCTCATCCTCCTGTTTCAGCTTCTCAAGAGCGTCACGATCAAGCCCCATCCCTACGGCATCGAGTGGGACGACGTGGATAATACGGCCCTCTTCCGCGCTCTCCAGAGGCGCGTGCGGCAGGCTGACAAGGAGCGGACCTGATGGCAGCGGAGAACTGGCAGCTCGAGACGCGCAACGCCTACTGGGCGGCGCTCCACGCCGATGCGGACTGGACGGCGCTCGCCCAGGGCGGCACGGAGTTCAGCTTCGCGGCCGCCGAGCTGCTCAAGAAGCTGGAGTTCGAGCCGCGCATGTGCCCGATCATCGCCATCGGCCCCGCCTCGGCAGAGCTGCCGCCCATTAGCGGCAAGACGCTCGCCGGAGACGATGACACCTATCGGGTCCGCGTCGAGCTGGCCCACCGCGACCTCGACCTGGCCGAGCAGCTCGCCCTGGCGTTCCACGCGGCCATGCAGGCGCGGTGGCCCGAGCTGTGCAAGGTGCGCGACAACCGGCTCTACCAGATCGACGTCTCGGTCGAGTACGAGCCGATCCCCGCGAAGGACTCGCCGCGGCCGCTGTGGCTCGCGGCGTTGACTTGTGTGAACCACTACAGGCTTGCGTGAAAGGAGAATCGCCATGCCTGTGAGGAACCGCCGTGACGGCCTCATCATCGTTCAGGACGGCACGCCCGGCACGCCGAACGAGATCGTCATCGCCCACGAGGAGGGCAACCTATCGTGGACGGAGACGCTCAACAAGGTCGCCGTGCTCGACCGCGGCGCGCTCGACAGCCGCCGCGCCGGCGACGAGGCGCCCTGCAAGGTGTCGTTCGCCTCGAACCACGTCGAGCTGTGCTCCGACATCCTCGACTCGGGGGAAGCCGAGACCCCGACGGCCCGCGAGGTCTTCCACCAGATCGGCAACGCCGCGGGCTGGCTCTCGACCGCCGCCGACGGCGAGGCGTTCGCCGTCCGCGTCATCTTCTGGGTGCTCAACCCCGACAGCGCGGGCAAGGACGAGAAGATCGTCTTCGAGAAGGTCGCGCTCGACAGCTTGAAGTTCCAGGAGGCCGCCGAGGCCAACAGCCTGAGCTTCGAGGCCGAGGACTGGGAGACGAAGCCCACGATCACCCGTGAGGACTATGCGGCCTGACCACAGCCGAGGGCGGCTGTGCCACACCCCCAATCTGGAGCCACGCCAATGCGTATTGACGGATTCGCCCCTGGCCTCCTCCGAGGCCAGGTGAGCATTCAGCGGCCCGACGGCCATACGCTCACGCTCGAGCTGGCCGCGCTGCCGCACGGCTACGACGACCAGGTGCGGGACTGGATTCCCGATCCCGCGCCGCCGGCCAAGGGCGTGCTGATTGACGAGAAGAAGCGCATCGTGCGCGACGCGGCGGGCCGGCCGCTGCCGCACTACCAGTTCCACGATCCCGGCTACAGGGCTGCCCTCCGCCGCCAGGCCACGCGCCGCGCGGCGCTGATCCTCGTCAAGGGCGTCGAGCCCGACAAGCGCGTCGCCTTCGAGGCCAAGCTCGACGGCGACAACCACGAGGCGTATGCCGACGCCATCCTCCGCGAACTCGACGAGTGGGGCCTCACCGAAGGCGACGTGCTGGCGATCCTCGAGGGCATCCGCCAGCTCAGCGGAATGACCGAGGAGCGCCTCGAGGCGGTGCGTGAGAGTTTTTTGCGCGGGGCGCCACAGGAGACGCCTGGCAGCTCCCCGAGCGATGCGGACGCACCCTCCGCTACCTGACCCTGCGAGCCTGCGAGAGATTCCGAATGCAGCCCGACGCCTGGCACTTCCTCGACCGCGCGACCCAAGACGAGCTGCTCGCCTACGAGACGCTGCGCCAGGCCGAGGAGGCCCAGAGCCTCGGCTGCCCGATGTTCGGCTCAGGAGCCTAGATCGTGGCCAAAGGCAAGGGCGGTTACAACGTCGAAGTCGGGATGGACCTGAGTCCATTCGACCAGGGCGTCGCAGCCCTGAAAGCCGGCGGCCAGCGCATCGCCGGAGCCCTCGGCTCGGCCAAGGCCGCCGTCGGCGGCCTGGTGGATCGCATCTTCAGCCTCAAAACCGCGATCACCGGCGTGCTTGCCGGCGGCGTCGCCTATAAGCTCACCGACTGGACGCGCGGCTTCGTGCGCCTCTCGACCGAGGCGAGCGACGCGGCGGCCGGCCTGGCCGACCAGCTCCATTCCACGGGGCAGTACACAGCCGGCTCCGTCGAGGACCTTCGAGCCTACGCCTCCGAACGGCAGAAGGTGACGAAGTTCGACGACGACGGCACCGTGGCGATGATGGCGAACCTGGCCACGTACCAGATGAGCGCGGCCGAGATCAAGCGCGTCACTGGCCTCGTCCAGGACCTGGCAACCGCCAAGCGGATGGATCTCGTCACCGCCTCGGACCTGGTGGGTAAGGCGTTCCAAGGCGAGACGGGCACGCTGAGCCGCTACGGCATCATCATAGACGATAACCTCTCGGCCACACAGAAGTATGAGGCGGTCGTTCAGAAGCTCTCCGCGACCTTCGGCGGCCGTGCGCAGGCGGCCGCGACGACCTTCAGTGGCCGCCTCGCCCAGATGGGCAACCGTTGGGACGATCTGAAGCAGGCCGTGGGCGACTTCATCACCGAATCCGACGCCATGGGCCGCATCCTCGACTACCTCGCCCAGAAACTCACCGACCTGGAGAACTGGCTCGCCGCAAACGAGGATGCCGTGCGCGACTGGATCGACAACGGCATCGCCGTCGCGGGGAGATGGATGCGCAGCCTCTTCGAGTCGGTGCAGGCATTCCTCACGAACGACCTCGGTAACTGGCTCCACAGGATCGCCATCGGCTTCAACGCGGTCAAGCTGATCGGCCAGCTCGCCTGGGGCGGCGTCCGCCTGGCCATCGTCGGCGCCATCGAGGCCGCTCGCCTGTTCTCAGACATTATGGCCGCAGGCGAGGGCGTCTTCGTCAAGGTGTTCCGCAAGCTCTACGGGATCACGGAGGAGGAACTGAAGGGCGGATTCGCAACCGAGAGTTTCTGGGGTGGAGTGTCGGACAAGCTCAAGACGATGCGCGAGAGCGCGATTGATGACGCCGAGGCATCGGGCAGAGCGATCCAGAAGACGTGGGACACGATGATGAGCCACGCGAGCAAGGTGGGGGCTGGCGGGGGGGCCAAGTGGGGCGCGGGGGGTGGGGGCGATTGGGACGCGGAGGCCGAGAGGGAGAAGCTGCACCGCAAGGAAACGCGGTCGCTGAGGAGCAACCTGGCCGACCAGGACACGGCCCGCGCCGACGCAGCTCGCCAGGCCAAGCTGCGCGTGGCCGACCTCGGCAGCTACGTCGAGAAGGCGTACAAGAAGGAAACCGACAAGCTCTTCGACGAGCTGGATCGGCAGATCGACAAGCGGAAGGATGCCCTCGCGCAGGTCAAGAAGCTCAACGAGCAGATGCTCGATTCCGTGGCGGGCTACCGCGAGCGGGTCTTCGGCCTTCTGACGAAGGACCTCAAGGGCGACCGCATGGCCCGCGAGCAGGAGAAGATGGCTCGGTGGTTCGCCCAGCGGGGCCAGGGCCTCGTCAAGGCAGGCGACTTCGAGGCAGGACGCAAGGACCTCGAGAAGTCGTTGGACTACGCGGGCCGTGCCTGGGAGGAATCGTCCTCACGCGGCGCCAAGCTGCGCCTGGCAGGCGCCATGCGGAAAATCCAGGCCGAGATCGAGCGCGGCATCGCCGACCAGAAGGCGAAAGCCCAGGCCGACGCGAACCTGGCACAGCTCAGCATAGACCAGCTCATCGGTAAGATGCACGAGCTTCAGGACCAGGTGACTCGGCAGCTCGCGCTGAACACGAACTTCCCCGAGGTCGCGAGCCAGGTGGACGCCATCCGCCAGAAGCTCGACGAGATCAAGGACAAGTTCGTCACCATCACGGTGAAGTACGCAGAGCAGCACGCGGCGGGCGGCTGGGTCGGCGGCGGCACGCCGGGCCGCGATTCCGTCCACGCGCTCCTCACGCCGGGGGAGTTCGTGGTCAACGCCAGGGCGGCCGCGATGAACCGTGCACTTCTCGAGCGCGTCAACGCCGGCTTCGCGGTGCCGGCCCGGTTCGCGCAGGGCGGGCATGTTGGCGGCCGCTCCGTCGCCGACCAGCGCACCGTGGTCAACGTCACATTCAACGGGCCGGGCGACAGGCAGTATATCCGCCAGGTGGTCATCCCAGGCATTCAGCAGGCCGTGCGCCGTGGCCGCGCGGGCCGCCTCGCAGGAGCCACGGCATGAGCGTCCTCATCGGCACACTCACGCTGCGCAACCCCGATCGCGGAAACGCCTTCCGCCTGGTGAAGCGCCAGGCGATGCGCCGCACGGCCGGCGGCCAGCTCTACGTCTACGACAAGGGCGTGGACACCTGCGAGTTCGACTGGCAGTTCACGGAGCTGACGCAGGCCGAGCGCGACAGCCTTCAAACGGTCTTCGATGGCGTCGCAAACGGGGCTTACGAGACCTTCTCGATCCGCGACTGGTATGGCTCCTGGCTCGACGACTGCCGCTTCCTCGATCCGATCCTCGAGTTCTCGCAGACCGATGAGCACCGCGAGCGTGGCACGGGCCACGGCATCTATTCGGTGACGCTCCGCTTCGAGGGCACGCCTCGGCTGTCCGAGCCTGCAGGATATGGGGAGAGCTGATGCGGGACCTGACCCCGAACACAGCGGGCGAGAAGGCGAAACGTTCCACCACGCCGCGCCTCATTCTGGGCATCGAGTGGGGTGGCGACATTGGCACGCGCTTCTACAGCGACGCGCCTCTCGGCCAGGCGGATGGCACCAGCGCCTTGCATGCCGAGGGGCGCGTCGCGTCGTGGGGCAGCATCTCGGCCGCAATCACCGAGGCCACCACAAACCCAGTCGGCGACGTGAGCCTCGAGCTGCTCGATGCCGACCACGCGCTCCTGGCCATCATCAACGCGGTCGAGCCGCAGCGCAAGCGAGCCGTCGTCTACCAGTGGTTCGCGGGCCTCGAGGAGGGCGATCTGTTGCCCGTCCTCCGAGGCATCGTCAACCATCCCGTCGCCTGGCGCGAGGCCGAGGCCACGCTCTCGCTCGACCTCACGGATGTCAGCTCCTACTTCCAGCGGACGGTTGGGACCATCGCGAGCGACGAGCTGTTCCCCAACATCGCGGCCGAGGACGTCGGCAAGGTGCTGCCTCTGGTCTACGGCAAGGCCAAGCGGGTGCCAGGTGTCTTCGTCGGCGGCGGCCAGGCGACCACGCTGTGGCGCGGGATGCTGGCGACGGACGACCGGTTTTTCGCCGACCGCGACGGCTTCCCCGAGGGCGAGACGATCCAGGTCTGGGTCGGCAACGAGCTGCTCGAGGGCTACTGGCACGGCAACACGTTCCACATCACCCGCCGCGGCCTCACGATCTACCGCGGCGTGACGACGGAGACGGGAGCCAACAACCTCGAGATCGTGGATTCCCGCCTGCCCCACACGCGCGACAACGAGTACCGCGGCCACGTCGCCAAGGTGAAGACCCCGGCAGGCAGCGTCGAGCAGCGGACCATCATGCACTCCTCCGTCGAAACGAACACAATCTGGTTCAGCCCCAGCTTCTTCGACAAGGAGGGCTGGATGTGGGTCGTGCCGAAGGGCACGCCTTACGAGATCGGCAGCTACGTCGGCCCGCACGATGCGGGCACTCCGGTGCGTCGCCACATGGAGCAGGGCTTCGCCTTCATCGTCAACGACGCGGCGAGCCAGGCCGTGGACTTCGTTGAGGTCTGGGGCAAGGTCACACAGGCGTTCCCAGGCCCCAAGGGCCGCACGTCGCTGACGATGGACATCGAGGGCTGGGTGCGGCTGGACCCGAGCGACTATGCGGTCAACTGCAACGACACGACGACGTTCCCGGACCTCGGCTACGCCGTCACAACCGTCACGCTCCGGCTGCCGCCGACGCAACTCAAGCATAGCTATACGGCGGACCGCCTGGTCGCCCAGGTGCGTGGCGTCGAATCGGCCGGCGACGGTTCCGGCGATCTCTATGAGAATCCGGCAGACGTCCTCAAGAGCCTGGCCAACCGCAGCCTCGGCCTGGTGGACGACGAGGACCTCGACGTCGAGAGCTTCGCGGTCGCCCACGCCAAGCTGGCCTACCTGCGTTTCGCCTTCGCGATCCAGGAGGCGAAGGACTCGCTCGACCTGCTCGCCGACCTGGCGGTCCAGTGCCGCTCGCAGTGCGTGTGGGAGGCGGGCAGACTGTATCTCCGCGTGTTGCCCTTCGCCACGCCGCCGGCCGTCGCCACGCTGTCGAAGAGCGTTATCGCCGCCGACAGCCTGGAGCGGTCGCACAGCGCTCTCGACGACGTCGTGACCGAGTACGTCGGTGCCATCCGCGAGACTTGTGTGGCCGACGAGCGCCAGCTCGTGGCGCGCGACGAGGAGGCCGAACTCCTCTACAGCCGGCGCACGGAGACCATGAGCCTGTGGGCCTATCAACGCGCGGGTTACGCTCAGGCGATCCTGGAGTTCTGGCTCCACCGCCGCTGCCGCATCTACGAGGACATCACGGTCGAGACCATGCTCACGAGCCTGGAGCTGGAGCGCCTCGACGCCGTCGAACTCGATTGGCCCGGGCAATTCGACGCCGGCCGCCGAGCCGTCGTGATGGGCGTGGACCACGCCGCAGGCTCCGGCCAGGATGGCCAGATCGACACCATCCGCCTCAGCCTGCGCGCCTCCGTGGGCGACGACTCCTGCGAGACGCAAGACGAGGAGCCGGTCATCGAGGACTGCGCCGAGACCTGCGAGACCGAGTGCCAGGAGCCGGCCGAACTGTTCTGCACGTCCTTCTGCGACGGTCAGTGCACCTCCTGGTGCATGCTGATCGACACAGCCGGCTGCGGATCCGAGGCGTGCGAGAGCGGCTGTGAGAGCGATGGCTGCGAGAGCGGTTGCGAATCGGGGGCCTGCGAGGCAGGCTCCTGTGAGAGCGACGGCGACATTGACTGGTGCGCCTTCGGCTTCGAGAGCGGCTGCCCGTCCGCCGAGGACGACTGTGCCTCCTGCCAGGTCTCGTGCATCATCTCCTGTATGAACGGCGGCGCCGAGGGCTGCATGACCAAGGCCGAGCAGGGCTGCGATACCTGCTGCCGCACGTACTCGTGCCAGACCTGTTGCCGAGTGTCTCCGGCTTCCGAGACGGGCTGCGGGGTAGAGACAGACTGCGATGGGGAAGAAACGGGCTGCGGGGTAGAGACAGACTGCGGTGGGGAAGAGACGGGCTGCGGGGCGGATACCTGTCAGATCTTCTGCATGTCCACCTGCGCAGTGGTGGGTTGCGAAACCGAGTGCGAAAGCGGCTGCGAGACCGAGTGCGAGAGCGGCTGCGAAACCGAGTGCGAAAGCGGCTGCGAGACCGAGTGCGAGAGCGGCTGCGAGACCGAGTGCGAGAGCGGCTGCGAGACCGAGTGCGAGAGCGGCTGCGAGACGAGCTGCGTCTCACAGTGCGAGCTGACGTGCGAACAGGAATGTGAACTGAGCTGTCAGCTCTGCAACGAAATCACCGTCGAGACCTAGGAGAGAGACGTGAACCCTGGTGCCACACCCCCAACCTGCAAGAGCGGCACCTGCACGCATCCGCAGATGCGACGGCAACCGACGTTTCCGTGCGAACCCGAGACCGTGGAGCTTGACCTCCGCGGCGAGAAGGCCGTCTTCGACGTGAACGGCCTGAAGCTGCTCGGTCCGCGCGACGCGCCGGCTCGCGCCAGGCCGAACTTCGCTCGCGTCGCTCCCAATATCTCAAAGCTCACGCTCGAAGTCACGCACCGCTGCAACCTTGGGTGCCGCTACTGCTTTGTCCGCGAACAATATGCCGATGACCAGGTGATGAGCCTGCGGATAGCGCAGACCGCCTTCAAGCGGCTCCTGCCGCGCGACCGCGACGTGGGCGTCGCCTTCTTCGGCGGCGAGCCCCTGATGGCCTGGGATCTCATTGCGCAATTCATGCCCTGGGCTGTCGGGGTCTGCTCCGAACGCCAGATCAAGCTCCCTAACGGCAAGACGCGCTCCCAACGCTGCCGCTGCCATGTCACCACGAACGGCACGCTCCTCAGCCCACAGCGAATAGAGTTCCTCCGTCGTTACGGCTCGTCGTTCATCATCTCGCTCGACGGACCGCGCGAGGTCCACGACCTCCAGCGGCCGTTCCGCCGGGGCGACGCCAGCTCCTACGAGGCGACGCTGAAGGCGCTCAAGCTGGTCGGCGCCGCCGGCCTCGGCAAGCACACCACGATCCGCGCCACCTACGACCTGGCCAGCATCCGCGATGCGGAGCCGACCTGGCTGGCCGAGCGCCTCGCGCACCTGGTCGGCCTGTGCCGCCTGGGGTGCGCCGTCAACGTCTCCGTCGAGCCGGCCTTCGCCTCGTGTGGCGACATCGCCTGCATCCGCGAGAACGCCGACGGCGAGCACGTGAAGCTCCTGGAGACTGCCTACTGGCTCGCCGCCGACCTCTACGTGCGCGAGCACCGCGCGGGCAGGCCGTTCAGGTTCTTCCACTTCGACAAGTTTCTCGAGCGCGTCCGCTCCGGCGTCGCCCAGCCGTCCGAGTGCGGCGCCGGCTACGGCGTGGTCAGCATCTCCCCGAACGGCACGATCTGCGCCTGTCACCGCGAGACAGGCACCGCCATCGGCCACGTGGACGATGGGATTGACGAGCTGGCCCGCGCCCCCTGGCTCGATAACCGCCTCTACGCGCGGCAGGGCTGCCTGAGCTGCTGGGCACGCTATCTCTGCGGCGGCGGCTGCCGGATGGACTCGCTCCTACACCTGAACGACATCCATCGGCCATGCCCCTGGGAATGCGACTTCAAGCAGATGATGATCCGCATCGCCTTATGGATCGACCGCCAGCTCCAGCGAGGCGAGGAATGAAGCCTGCGCCCACTGTCCTCGTCAACGGTTGCTTCGATGGCCTCCATCCGGGGCACCTCTTCCTGCTCGGCTACGCCCGCGCGCTCGCCGGACCCGCAGGCCGCCTCATCGTCGGCATCAACTCCGACAGCTACATTCGCAAGCGGAAGGCCCGCGAGCCGCATTACGCTGCGCGACGGCGCAAGGCGGCGCTCCTCGCCCTCGGCATCGTTGACCAGGTCGTCGTGTTCGGGGGTGATCCGTCAGGTCTCGTCGAACTCTATGCCCCCGACATCTACGTCCTCGGCGCCGAGTACCGCGACACCTATCTCGCACGCGAAGCCTGCCGCACAACGGGCACGCAGGTCGTCTTCATTCCGCGCGTCGGCAACTGGGCATCGAGGCTCGGCCCGAAAGGATGCTGTGAATGAGCCGCTATGCAGCCGTCCTCCGCGAGGCAGGCGCCCTCGGCGACACGATCTGCACATTCGCCGTCGCGGCCGTCCTGCGCGTCCGCTATCCCGATGCGCAGGTCGTCCACTTCGGCGTCGAGCAGTTCCGCCCCCTCATCGCGCTCAGCCCAGATACCCAGCACTTCGTGGCGACGAGCTTCGAGCGTCGGCGGCCACGCCGCGGGCCGCTCCGTCCCGCACTCTATCCCTACCTCGACTCAGGCCCAGTGCCGTTCCGCGACTACGTCCACGTCGCCGACTGCTGGGATGGCGACATGAGCCGGCGGGAGAATCAGAACTTCTCGCGGCCGCTGGCCGAATGGCATGGCCGTATCCGCTTCTACCTCGAGCACGCCGGCCTCTGGAGCGACGACCTCCCGCCCGAGCTGCTGTGCCCTCGAATCACCGTCCCGCCCGACGCGGCGGCCTGGGCGGAGGAGTGGCTCGCCGCCCATCGCACCGAGCGTGGCCACGTCGTCGGCCTCCAGCCCTTCTCGACGTCGCGGCATCGAGACTGGCCCCTCGTCAACTGGGTGGCGCTGGCCGGCAACCTTCGCGCCCGTGGACATGAGGTGCTCGTCTTCGACTCGCTCAGCGACCGAACGCGAGCCATCCCAGGCCTCCCATGTCTCGGCCTGCCCTACGACCGCCTGGCCGCGCTGGTCGCCAGGTGTGCATTCATGGTCACCCCGGACTCGGGCCTCTTCCATCTGGCAGCCGCCGTTGGCACCCCGGCCCTCGGCCTCTTCGGCCCGACCCTCGGCCAGGCCATCGCTCGCACCTACCCGCGCGCCCAGGTCATGCAGCGCAATGCGGGCGAATTCGACGCACCGCTCGGCTGCACTTACCCCTGCTATTGCCGCGGCTTCCGGGGCGCCGACCGCTGTCAGCAGCACTGCCGAGCCCTGGAGGCCATCGAGCCGCACCAGGTCGCTGACCGCGTGCTGGCCTCCCTGCCTGGGAGAATCGAGGCCGCCGCGGTGGTCGCTCCAGTCCGTCAGCCCAAACCGACCCGTCGCGCGGCCATCATCCGCACGGGCTGGGCGATCGGCGACGACCTCTGCCACATGCCCGTGGTGAGCGAACTCAAGCGGCGCTACGACCCGTGCGAGGTGACTGTCTGGTCGAGACCGCAGGGCCGCGAGCTGTGGGCCATGTGCCCCGGCTGCGACCACTGGCTGCCCAGCGGAGCTGGCATCGCTCCCCCGCGCGGTCGCTTCGACCCGACGCTCAACCTCTTCGACCCTGGTCTCCGCATCATGCGTGACCATCTGCTGCACAAGCCCGAGGATCAGTGGCACTCGATGATCGCGTGCTTCCTCATGGCCGCCGGCCTCTACGAGCCGCTCCCTCGGCAGGAGGCCATCGCTCGCTATAAGCCCCAGCTTCGCATCCCCGAGCACGCTCTTGCCTGGGCGGACGGCTGGCTGGCCGCCCGCGGCCTGAGTGGCCAGCGCGTCGTCGGCATCGCTCCTTTCGCCAATGAGCCGCGGCGGTCACTCGCGGCGCCCGTGGCAGCCGAGGCGATCCGGTTGCTCGCCGAGTGGGGTGTGGCCGTCGTCCACTTTGACCGTTCGGCGAGCCGCTCGGCGAGCTTCCAGGGCGTGGCAGCCCACGGCCTCTCGCTGTCGAGCTTCGCTGCCCTGGTATCGAAGCTCCACCTCATGATCGCCGTGGACAGCGGCCCCTTTCACCTGGCCGCGGCGGTCAACACGCCGTGCCTGGGGGTATTCGGCCCGACGCCAGGCGCTGCCATCTCCGAGTTCTATCCGCTCGCCAGAGTGCTCCAGAAACGGGCAGGCGAGTTCGCTGCTCCGCATGGCTGCCTCTATCCCTGCTGGCAGTGGGTCGAACGCGGGAGAGGCAACTGTCACCTGTGCCCGGCCCTGGAGGCCGTGAGGCCGCAGGAGATCGCCAACGCCGCCTTGCACGCTCTTGAGGAGATCGCGTCAGTGCAGAACGAGTTCATCCGCGCGGCCAGCGAACGTCGGCACGTCGCCCTCGGCCCAGGCTCCGATGGCCTCGCCTACATCGAGTATCTGCGCCAGGTGCACGGCCTGGACTACATGTCGCGCCGCCCCGAGTGGGACCGACAGGCGACGGCACTCGCGACTGCTCTCGGCGGCCTGAGCGGCGTACGGCTGCTCGACGTGGGCTGCACCGGCGGCCACATCACCGTGGCGTTCCTCGATGCGGGCGCCGACGTATACGGGATCGACGTCCTCGAGTGGCCCGTGGCCAACTGCCAGTATTCGCAGCTCGCAGGGCGCCTCCTTGTGCAGGACGTGCGCTCGATGACCCGCTTGCGCGACCACGTGTTCGACGTCGCGTGGGCGTGCAACTCTCTGGAGCACGTCCCTGCGGCCGACATCCCGCAGGCTCTGCGAGAACTGCGGCGCGTGCTGCGGCCTGGCGGCCTGCTCGTCGTTGCTCTCCCGAAGTGCCCTCTGCCAGGCCAGGCTCCGCAGCCTGACAGCAAGGTAACGCACGTGACCATCGTGCCGGTGGACCAGTGGCGGGCATGGGCGGTCGCCGAAGGGTTTGACCTCCAGTCTCTCCGCGCTCGCTCCGTCCACGCCGACCTCGACGGCTTCGCGCGCGGCTGCAACTGGGACCTGGTGGTCGGCCAGGTGCCGTTGGCCTCCGTAACGGTCACCGCCGATCCGCCAGCCTCGTGCGAGGCCGCCTCCGTCCCTGCTACGCCAGCGGCGGCCGAGAAGCGTCTTGTGATGACGATGGCCATTGGGCCAGAGCACGAGCGGCTGGCCACGTTGACGCACCCGACGATGCGAGCCTACGCCGAGCGCGTCGGCGCGGACTTCGAGGTCATCCGCAAGCTCTCGATTGCCCGTCATCCGTACTGGGAGAAGTTCCAGATCGGTCCCGCACTCGACCGTTACGACCGCGTGCTGTGGCTCGATAACGACCTGGTCATCCGGCCCACGTGCCCCGACCTGTTTGCTCTGGTGCCTGCCGACCGCATGGGCTGGCTCAACGAGGGGGTCATCGAGTCCCGCGTCGCTCAGATGCAGCAGACGGCTCAATTCTACGGGGAGCCGTTGCCCGGCCGCTGGAACGGCCGGGACTACTACAACGCGGGCGTGATGGTCGTCTCCCGTGCGCACCGCGAGCTGTTCCGCAAACCGGACCGCGAGAGCACGTGCTCGATGGCAGAACAGAGCTGGTTGAACCTGATGGTGCAGAAGGGCGGCGTGCCAGTCTTCGACCTTCCGCACGCCTACAACGCGATGACCATCGTCCCGATCTCGTTGGGCGATGCTCAGATTGTGCATGCCGCCGGCTGCCGAGGCCCCAGGCTCTTCGCTCGCCTGCGGACGGCCCTCGGCACGTGGCGGCAGGCGAAATGAGGGGCAGCCGCCGTGGGGCGACGCAGGTTGCCCCCAGGCGTGTCGCGAGCACGCCCTCTTGGCGGCGGCTACCC